CCGTAGCACGGAGGCAAGCCATTTCGCCACAGGACTTGGCCGCCATCCCGTTACCCAACACCATGGGATGTATGGCATGGGGACTCTCAGTGTCGACGCTGGGAGTCCCTTTCGTTTTAGAGTTTCTTGAACAATAGTCTGATGTTGTTATTTGATTTTGGGGATACCCTGAATCCCTGATGCTTCCAGTATTCAAAAGCGTTGTCATCGAATGCCATCAGGGTTATGTACTGGCAATCGTGCTGTCGTGCGTACTTGTACACGTAGTCCAGCATCGTGTTTGAGAATCCGTTTCCTTGTGCATCAGTCGCAACCTCGAAGTCATACAGGTACAGGTTGCGTGTAGTCTTGTCTTCCACGGTCGCACAGGCAAGTCCAATCACCACACCCATGCTACGAAATACCATCCATTCCCCGTCGTAGTTCATGGTCTTTGCCTCGTTCATGATTTCGGCAGCGGTCTTTCCTTCTATGTTGCTTTCGACTTTGTCGTAACAAATCATAGGGAACCGCTTGATGGTTTCCATGTTGGACAGAAGTTCCTTCACTTCTGCTGGGGTATACAGTTCTACTTCCATGACAATCCTACGTGAACTTGTATTCCATAACCGTGTAGTGACCGTAGCTGGTCAGGTTCTCTATCAGGTAGTCCTTAATCCGTTCGATGTCCCTGATGAAATCTATCGTGTTATAGAACGCAAATGCTTCTTTGGTATTCATGAGTAGTTTATCCTTTACGTGGTATACCAAGTCCTTGAACGGGCGCTCATGGAGCATGATGTCGTGGATAAACGTGTCATGACGGTTCTTTGCATTTGACACGGTGTTCAGCGTAAGCTTGAAGTAGTCTACAAACGGGAAGATGAGACCGTCCTGACCGTCGATTGAGGTCAGTGTCCCTGTTGGTATCTGCTGGATTCCCTTCTGCATGACATTGTACTGGTGCTGGCGTGCGTTTATGTCTTCTGTTTCACCGAGGATGAAACTCTTCATGTACAACGGGTGCTCAACCATGTTGTTCGCTGCAAAGTAGATGTATTTAGATACCATAGGGAATTCGTTTAAGTCTGGATATAAACTATATTTTGAAACAATGAAACTGACATGCTTGACCTAAAATTATCTATCAAACAGCCTATGGAAAACGTCTATCGAGTCGTCGCCTACCCAGCTTATTCGCAAGAGGGAGCATCTGGCGTAGCCAAGGCCATGATTGTCAAGTCGGGCGATGTCAACTTCCTATGCGACTTCTCCGTCAAGGAAACGGAACGTGGGCAGGGGGTCGGAAGCCGTCTGCTCGAAATGTTGATGGACCAGTTTGATGTGAACTGCCTTACTGTCGAGAAAGGCAACGCCATTGCCAAACACATGTATGAAAAGGTAGGGTTAAGCGATGACGAACCCATTGATATCACCCTCTTCAACAACAAAGGTGGACGGGACCAGCATTGCATGTTGATGTCGTCGTACAAACTGAGCGACGATGAAAAGAAAGCATTGGCGATTCTGTTGAATGCTGTTACGATGAAATTGTTCAACAGCGTGTACATAAATAAATATAACGCATCTTGCGTTGACGTAGATGCGTTAGTTAGTCAATTGACACACTGATTTATTTCTGAGGAGCTTCTTGCTTTTCGTCCGTCTTTGCGGGCTGTTCTTGCTTATTTTCGTTTTTTTGCTGCTGCTTTTGCTTGGGCTCGCTGATTTTCAAGCCGAAATACTTTTGGAGCCTATCACGCACCTCGTTAATAACTTTCTTCGTCGGAGCTTCCCCGTTTTTAGTGAGCAACGGAAGTATCTCCATATCGAAGTCTATCGGGGAACCCGTCTTCGTGTACTCCTTTACTGTTTCTATGATAGTCTTTCCTTTATCACCGAAGTCAGCTATCAAGCGCTCTTCAACTCTCTTTCGGCAACCCTCCAAAAAATTATTGAACTGCTTCAGCAACTTGTTGCTGTCAACTTGGTTCTCGTCTATGTTTTCTGGAATCTGCTGCTTGCCCTGTGCGTTGTTTGCCTGTTGAGGCTGGGCTGTCTGCTGTGGCTGACCATTCTCCTGAGCTGGCGGCTGAGTCTGGCCTTGCTGATTTCCAGCGGCTGGCTGCTGAGCGGTCTGCGGTGCATTCTGTTGAGGCTGTGCCTGAGGAGCTGGCTGTTGCTGGGGTGCCGCATTCTGTTGCGGTTTCGGCTGCTGTTGCTGTGGCTGTGGTTGCTTTTGAGCAGGTTGGGTTGCCTGTTGTGGCTGCGGCTGTTCAGCTTCCATGCAGATATTCCGCAGGGACACGATGCTGTCCATGATACATCTAGGGATATTCAACTTGCGTATTTCAGACTCGAACAATGTCATATGTAGGTCAGCTTAATCCTGAATCTGACTATAGTTTATAGCCTAGATGACACCTTAAACGAAACACCCACGGTCGGAACCGTGGGTGAATACTAAGATATGTTCGGTTATTTATCCTTGTTTTCCACCAGCTGCTTGTCTTTCACGAGCTTTCGCCATTCTGTTCTTTATAACAGCGTTTTGGCCTGCTGATTGAATCCTGTTATACACTATTTGTTCATCGTATGGTTTGCCTGTCTTTGGGTTCTTTTTAACTTGTTTTCCATCATAGTATTTGGCTTGCTCCTTGGCTTCGGCGTCCTCTTTGATTTTCTTTTCTTCAGGACTCAGATTGTTCCAGGAAATGTTCCCAGAGTAGTATTCAGTTGTTCCTTTTGAATCTTTCATCGTGTGATAGACTTCGTCGTTCTGGTTATTTTTTTTTTGTGGTGTAGCGGCCTGCTGATTTCCCTGCTCGGCTGCCTTTCCCCAGGTGCCATTCCTCTTCTTGGCAAGGGCTTCTTTAGCCGCATTATCGGCCATGTTGCTGGCCCATAGTTCGCTCTTGCCCTTCTGCTTTGCTGAGGCCTGGTATACCTTCAGATAGTTCTTTTTCATCCCCTCATAGAACTTCTTTTCTTCGTCGTTTTGGGGAGTAACATTTCCGTTCGACGCCTGGTTACCAGGAGTTTTTTCACCCTTTGTCGTGGTAGCGGCGTTGGCTTCGTTTTTCTTTTCCTGTTGGGCTCTTGCAATAAATGCCTTGGTTTCGTTCGGCATCTTTTTCTGCATGATAGGGGCTATGCCGAAGTTTTTCCAGATATTGTATGCTTGCTGTGTGATTGATTTTTGTTGAAGCAAGGAATCAGCTCTTTCTTTGTTAAAAGGGTGTGATGTCAGCTTCTTGTCGGTTGGGTTTTCCGCAGTGGTTGCTGGGGTGGTTTGCTTGGATGCATAAGCCTCATTGGAAGGTTGCGTGCTAAACAGGTTTGCTACGTTCATGTTGGCCTTGTTCATTGCGGCAAGAGTCTGCTTACCGATGAGACCATCTGCCGTCACACCAAGTTTTTCCTGCAATTCCTTGACCTTAACCTTTGCTTCTTTAAGCATATCGTTGAACGCCTGTTGAGTCGCCTGGTCCATCTTTCCAGTTTCCTCCAGGTCTTCGACTTTCTGGATTGCCTGGATTGTCTTGGGACCGAGGATACCGTCTCCGACAAGTTCCGTCTCAGGGTGTTTTGACCTGATGAAGAACTGCACGGTTGCTACATCGGCACCCCTCCTGTACTTAGGAGCGGCAGGTTTTGCATTGGCCTGGGCCTGTTGCTGAGCCTGTGCTGGCTGAGCCTGTGCCGTCTGTGCAGGAGCTGCCTGAGCCGAATTGTCTTGGTTGACCGTGTACAAGTTCTTTGCTTCTTCCGCAGTCAGGTTCTTGAACGGTTTTGCTGGGTCTACACATCCCTGTTTTCCTTCTGGAACAAAGTCTTTCTGGTTAGACGGTTGTTCGGGCAATCCGATAAAATTCCATTGCTTGTTCAAATCTGCCTGAGTTTTCTTCGGTGCGTTATTGGCCGGAGCGGCATTCGGAGCTGCGTTACCCTTATTTTCGGGGAATGCGTTGAATTTCCATTGCTCGTTCGGGTCTGGCTTATTGTCGCCTTCCGCTTCAAGACAGACGTTGTTAATTTTCTTGATTGCAGTCTTCATATCCACGGGGATATTAAGCCTGTCGATTGACGCTTCAAAAAGAGATTTCAGCATATAGATACCCTAATTGTATTCTAAACCTAGTTTATACCGTTCTTTACAGTAGGGCTAATTTATGGAGCCGTTTCTTGGCTTCCATGTCAAGCTTTTTACCCCACCCCTCACCATACGTTTTGTCAAACTGCGGACAGTACTTATCCTGTATCCTCTTCAATACGGCCTGACCGAGGGCTTCTCCTTCTACGTTACTCGGAAGATTTTCCCCAACTTCTTTCATTGCCAAATTTATCGTGTCCTTGATGGCATTGAAAGCGGCCCGATTTTTTGCAGCTTCTGCTTGTTGCTTTTCGAAGTCGAGATTCGGCATTCCACCGACATCGCTTTCCAGGCACACCTTTCGCAATTCGATGATGCTTTTCTTCATCGACGGGTCGAGGTTCAGGTTGTTGATTTGCGATTCAAAGAGATTCATGATAAGTTCTCCTAATTAGCCTCAACCGTATTGAGGGCTATCATTGTTTCACTAAAATTGGTCTTGACTCCGAACATACCCTTGTCTCCCTTGTCATACAGGGCGAAATAGAAGGAATAGATGGTTTCCTTGTTCGGGTGGATAACGTCAGATACGAATGTCTTGTACTTGCTGGACGTATGGTAAGTGAAGTATAGACGACCGTTCATCATGCCCCAGTCGAACCAGACTTCGCCCTCTGGTATGACCGTTCCGTCAGACAGAGTGGTTTCGTCATTGCTGAGGTACTGGAAGATTGTATCGCCTGGGGCGTCTTCGACAAACTGGATGGTTGCCTTGAATGTGTATGACGACTCGATGTCGCCATTGGCATTGTCGCCGAACCAGTTGAGAATCTTGCTCCAATCGACGTAGTCCTCCACGGCGTAGCCGCCTTCCACCTCCTGGCCGTTTCCAGGGGCGATGTTCGGAATGAACTTTCTCGTATCGTCGTTGACTGCGACGAAGTCACGACCGAAACCGCTAAGGTCGCTTTCGTGAGGAGTGTCGTAGTCGAAGTTGAAGCGGAGCAGGTCGAACGACGGGACTTCTGCAGGTCTCGTTATGTCGTCCGTTACCGATTCGCAGTATGTGTAAATGGGAATACCATTGGCATCAAAATCTTCTGGAAGAATCTTGTAGTCTGTATCAGGGTCGTTGTATGCGTCCACACCGCAGAGTTTCAAACCTTCGTGGTAAGTCGTTGTCGTGAAACGGTCGAACAGTAGCAACTGTTTTAGCGAGACATCCTCGTAATACTTGCTGCCGTCCGCATCCTGCTTCTGCATAAGAGTAGTCGATAGGGTGTGCAGAATTGAGTAGCCTTCCCTGATTGTCGGGCACACCGTTTCCCAGAGCTTTTTCTTCTGCTGTATGATTTCGCTCGGGTAGACGAGGAGCTGTTCCCTGTGGATGAGGTCTTCGTCGATATGGAAGTTCATCTCGGCGTACTTAATCATCTCTGGTGTTTCGTACGGCCTGTGATATACACCGTAGCAGGTAATCGGGTAAGTCACCTTGTATACCTGCTGTTGTGCATCGGAGTCGCTAACCTCTTCATTCAACTCGGTTGTATTGCTGTTGATAACCACAACGACTGGCCTAGGAATTTCTGGGGCGAAGTCCCATTCCTTGATTACGATAGTCCTGTACTCGTTGAAGTACGGCTCGATGTTCTCCTTTATCTGGAAGATGTCGGATATGTTGTCCGCCTGGAACTGCAATTCAAAGTTGAATGTATATGGAGTCGGTTGTATGTCACGAATCCATCGGTCTGCCGACCTGCTGAAAATCTCTCTCGCATAGGTCGGTTGCGGCCTATTGCTTGCGTCTGGGGCGTTGCTTACGAACCTGATAGCACCTATCGGGTACGGAACCGTCAGCTGCTTGTACTGGGTCGATGACCAGAAGTTCGTAAAGTTGGCATTGTTGTGGGTGATGATGGGTATTTTAGCGCTCCTTGAGTAGTCAACACGATTCATGTCATCGTACTTGTTGACATACATGTTATTGAACATGTCGATAAGTCCAATAAGGATTTTCTCAATTGTGCGAACGTAATAAAATGGTCTCATACAGCATCACCTAATCATCGAATAGTTTATAATGTTGGGGGGTGGACGGTGAAGCTGGACTTTATAAACTATTGGTGGATACTAATGGATTTTTCATGACCAACGAAGAGCAGTTCCGACAGGCAATAAGGCAACTTGACTTACCGAAAGTGCAGATGGAAGCGATTTTCGACCTGCATTCAGCCATCTATGAAGGGGTGGACTGGAAAGGGCTCTATAACAGGTTGTCCAACCTGGAAACGTATTACCCTAAGATTAGCAAGGCCATCAAGGTAGGTGGTGCCGCCCTGATTGGAGGCAGCCCAGGCGCCAGTATTTACAATACTGACTGGCACGATATGGCTCAAAAGTTGGGTCTTGATGACAAACAGCTCGAACAGTATGCCGAGCTCCCCGAGAGGACTTTCGACGAAAAGGACACCACTTTCGAGTATAAGGACAGTCCAGCAAAGTTTGACACCGTTCCTACAGTGAAAAAGGATACGAACGACAGAAGTCTAGTCAGGGATGCGATGTCCGTGTCTTTCCCTGAGTCATCTGCTTCTGAACCAAGTGACAATGCAGTAAGGAAGTTTATTTCAACTAACCTAGCCGAGGCATACAAGGTGAAACATACACCAGAACAGCAGGCGGCCCACATAGAACGCATATTGCGTGCTGTTCATAATACGGCCCAGATTACATCTTCTCGTGGAATCGGAGAGGCTGAACTGCTTGCCCTCATCTGTATTGAGAGTATGTTCAACGATAAACCGCAGACGACTAGATATCGTGGTCTTGCCCAGCTTGGTTCAGATGCGATACGGGATGCGAGGTTGCATGCAGGCGAGTTTGGCCTGAGTGCCAGCAAGATGAGGAATCCAGAGGTTGTCGAAGATGCGATAAACCTTGCCGCTGGCTATCTTCTGTATCTCATGTATGATACCGAACGCAGCAACAAGGTTAACGCCAATGAAAAGGATGACGACCATCTTGGAGATATGACGTTCGTGTTTGCTTGCTATAATGGAGGCATAGGCACTACTCCGAGCCCGTTCCAGAATGATAAGGAGCTTAGTGTGCCGATGTTATATCGAATGGTGGACCGTGGTGAAATTACCGCCAACGATGCGGTTAATATAAGGGCTTCGATGAAGGAAGCTCTGAGTTATCCTACCAAGATATTCAAGGTACTTGATTATCTGAAAAGCATCGGTATGCCGACTCATTTCGATTCGAACGATATTACTTATCTCAAGAGGTAATGCTTGAATTATTCTGCCATCTATTTCAGTATAATAAGGAAGGCACAAAAAAGAGAATATGTAATAGGGGAACTATGCGAAAATCACCACATAATGCCCCTATCCTGTGGCGGTAGCAACAAAAAGAGCAACCAAGTGGAGCTCAAACTCAAAGAACATCACATTTGTCACCTTCTCATGCTACGCATGGGAATCTGCACTACTTATTATTTTTCCAGACTAAGCTCAAAACAATATATTTTTATGAAGACCCAGGAAAAAGAAAAGTATGAGCGACACAAACACAAACAGAAAACCCGAAGACGTTACAAGGCTCGCCAAGTATCTCTTGTTTAAGTACGCCCCGATTACGCATACCGTTCTCGGGTTTGCTGAGTTTGTATTTGACGATGTAACCAGCGTGGCCAGCGGCATCGAGAATGGAAAGCTCTATGTCAAGATGAACAGTGACTTCGTGGCCACTCTTGAACCGCAAGAACTTGCACTGATTTTCTACATCGAGGCTGTCCGAATCGGATTAGGCCATGTATCTACCCGTCTTTACAGCGACAAGAAGATGTCCCTCATGGCATCCGACCTTATTGCCCTCAGGATGGGCCTTTCTTCCGACATCGGTGTAAATAATGCCGCCTACGGTAAGGTTCTGGCGAAGGTTTCCCGCCTGGAAACCAACATCAACTCTCTGTATTACAGCAAGTTCTACAAGGAGTACGACTACCGTAACGCAAGTATCGAAATCCTCTATAAGCTGCTCACCGAGGGCAAGAACGGTGGTAAGAACAACGATGGGGAACAGCAGGATGATTCCAGCGAAAAGAACCCGTCTGGCGGCATGTCAACATACTTGAACGACGAGACTAGGGCCGATGAGTGGAATGCTGACGGTAGCGTTACCGAGGCGGTTGAACAGGCCGCTGTTAATGGCGGTGGAAGCTGGGGCACGGCGACGGCAAACGGTGTCATGAGCATGCTGTCGAAGGCTGAAAAGGCTGTCGATGGACGTACCATAATCAGGAAGTTCGTCACCCAATCAATCGAGTGCGGGTGGAGGGAATGCCGTTTCAAGAGGAACCGCAGGTTCGACCTTGCGTACCCAGGCCATGTCGCAGAGTACAGGTCTAGGCTACTGGTTGCTGGCGATGTTAGCCGTTCTATGCCGACAAGTGCCGTTTCCAGAATAATTTCCCTGATTTTGGCCGTCGGAAAGGACGTGGATATCGACTATTGCTGGTGGAATACCCAGTGTACGAAACCAGTCCATCTGACTCCGATGATGAGAAAGAAGAAGCAATTCTCCATTGCGACGGGCGGCGGCACGGACTGCAACTGTGTTTTCCGTATGCTGGACACCTGCAAAACTAGGTACAACGGCATAATCATCGTTAGCGACATGGATTTCTATCCCGAGCTCAAACTGGCTAAAAGATACAGGGTTAGGAAGATACTGTGGGTGAAGACTAATCCCGACAAGGACCCTCCCGAAAAGTATGCCAAGAAAGTCGTTGACTTGAATGAGTTGGAACATTAACTATCGAATATGCTTTTTTGGCATGATTATGAACTACCCACCCACTAAAGATGGGTGGGTTTCCCCGAGTCCATCCGTGGCGTTACAGGATTCTCGCTCAAGGTAAGTAATCTTACCAGTATCAACGAGCATAGTCGATTTATCGGCTTCCGCAGTCCGTACGGTATCTCCACTTAAACGTATACGATTTCCTTCATTCAGTATGTTGATAGCGGCATTATGGTCACGGTCAAGGTATGTACCACAGTGAGGACAGGTCCATTCCCTGTCTTCGAGCGTCAGTGTGGTGTTCTTGTAACCACAGACATTGCACAGCTTACTTGACGGGTAGAATGACCCTACCTTGAAGTAGTATCTACCGTACCACATGGCCTTGTATGCAACCATATTGCAGAACCGTCCGAAGGACGCATCTGCGATAGCCTTTGCAAGGCGGTGGTTCTTCAACATGTTGGACGGCTTCAGGTCTTCGGAGTAGATGTATTGGTTTTCTACAACTAGCATCTTGCTGACCTTGTGCAGGAAATCCATTCTCTGGTTTCTTATTTTTTCGTGTACCAGAGCGACACGATGCTTCTGTTTCAGATAGTTGTTCGAACCTTTCTTGCACAGGGACAGCCTGCGCTGTGCCTTGTCAAGCTTGACTTCGCTCCGTTTCATATATTTCGGGTTGTCGATTACGCAACCATCGGAGTCGATGAGGAAATCCTTGATTCCCAAGTCAAACCCGATTTCATTTTTATTCGGCGGCAGTTTCATCGAAGTATCGTCCACTTCGCAGGTTATCGAACAGAAATACTTCCCCGTTGCCGACTTGGATATGGTTAAACTGCATATCTTCTTGATTGGCAACGACTTGAAGTCGTAGTCCTGACGGAATTTCACCAATCCCGCCTTCGGAATGAATATTCGGTCATTTCTAGTGCCACGGATGAGCTTAGATATTGTCTTAGGCATCATCGCATTTCGGTATGATTGCTTATCGCATTTCTTCTTGTACTTCGGGTACTTAGACTTACCATCGAAGAACTTCTGATATGCATTTAATGCATCCATGTAGACGTTAGCCATGCCTTGGCTGTCGGCTTCCCGCATCCAAGGCCATTCTTCCTTGAATGACGCAAGCTTTGGCGTG